ATAATGAATATTTTAAAACTATCAAAAAATATAAATGTATATTTAATAATGTTACCATTTAGATTTTTTAACTTGAATAGTCTGACCACTTGATTTTTTAGATTTTGATGGATCATATTTATCATCGTCATCATCATCCGGCAAATTCTTGGATAATTCCCAATACTCTTTTGAGCCTAACTTGAACGAAGGATGGTTCTCAGCCTTGTACCAAAATATTTGTTCTGTTAATTTGTTACTTTTTGCATTATTGTTAATGACTAAACATTCATAATTCTCAGTACATTGGTCCATAACTTGACAAAATGACTCGAATGTTGGGAACATACCCGCATAATTTTCATAAATTTTTTTACGGTTATTAATATACGGTTCTCTTAATATAAATACATAATCAATATTTGTTCTTAAATTGGGTGGAATACCCAAAGGATATTGCATAGTAATAATGAGCAATATTTTCCAATGACGACCGTTCATGAAAAGTAAACGCATTAACTTATCTTTTGTCCATGAACTGTCATACAAACAATCATCTAAAATGACAAATGTGCGAGGGTCAATATTGCTTTTTTTATAAGTTTGTATTTCTTTCATGACTTGTTTCATGCAAGTTTTTTGACGTTTTAATATATTTTCAATAATGGACGAATTGTATTCATCATGAATAAAAAGTTTAGGAATATGTTCACTGTAAAAACTGTTTCCGGCTTCAGTACCAGATATAACAGTTCCTACAGGTATATCTTGTTGGTAAAAAAGAAGGTCTCTAACCAAGAAACTTTTACCAGTATCACGCCGGCCAATAAGTACTATAACGGGTCCTTTATTTTCATTTGGTCTAAAACTAATTTGTTTCATATCAAATTTTTTTAGTTCTAAAGTCATGTTTAAGGAATATAAAATTAATAAGTGATTGAAACTTAATTAGTTCAATCTATCTATAAAAAGTATCGTTGGCTTGTATGGTGTTTTACAAAAAAAATAAAAACAACACTCTTCTTCAAGAATTAGAAGAAGTGTTGGACATATCAGGTGCCCAAAATTATATTCCATTGTATTCTAGATTTTTTGTAATGAATGCTACCAATTGGAATAGCATTAATTTAGAAAATGATTATGAATTAACCAGTATTCAAAAAGGAGAATACAATATTGCAACTGGAATAGTTCATAATAGTACACTTCCTATTTTTTTGAAATATTCTCCCTTGTTAGACCCGTTAAAATATTTAAACGGAAAATATTCTAATTACAATTTTAGTCTTCCTTCTTTAACACCTTCTTTTCCTAAATTAGACGAAGTCAATAACTCTGCATATACAGACAGTTTTTTTTCGTATTTGTCATCTAATTTACTAACAAAAGAAAACTTTGTACATGGTATTGGGTTTTATGGGAGTTATTTGGGAATTAAACGAAAATTTAAATACAATATTGAAGACGAAATAGAACAGTTACATAACTCTACTTTTTTTTATGAAAATAATAATAAATTATTTACGTTGAATAAAGAATTGAACAATACTTCTTCTTCCCAAAGAAACAGACAAAAATTAGTATTAGAAGATGAAATTATTCCTATTTTATTTGAAGACATTAATTGTTTTGCACCCATAAAAGAGTGTGAAATTGATGTATTGGAAATAGTGGAAGATTTAAGTGCAAATGTTATTGAATTAAATGTAGAAACAAGGTCTGATTCAGAATCATCCGATAGTTCTTCTCAATCTTCTAATACTGGAACAGATTATACAGATGAGTTAGAATCTTCGGATGACGAATTTGATAGCTATGGACTTACTGCTGAAATCAAACAATTTCCAGTTCAAGTTATTGCGTTAGAAAAATGCAAAGATACATTGGATTCATTACTAATTGAAAGTATGTCACCCGAAGAAATTACATCGGCATTGATGCAAGTTATTATGACATTAATTGTATATCAGAAGAAGTTTCAATTTACACATAATGATTTGCATACAAATAACATTATGTATGTAGAAACAACAGAAGAATTTTTGTATTATACTCACAATAATATAAATTACAAATTACCCACCTATGGTAGAATTTACAAAATTATTGATTTTGGGCGAGCTATTTATACATTTGAAGGAAAACGATTTGTATCCGACAGTTTTCATTTAGACGGTGATGCAGCTACCCAATATAACATTGAACCTTTTTTAGATGTTTCTAAACAAATATTAGAACCTAATTACAGTTTTGATTTATGTAGGTTGGCATGTTCTATGTTAGATATTATTCCAGATGATACACCCGTCTATGAATTAGTTGAAGAATGGTGTTTAGATGATAAGAAAAGAAATGTATTATACAAAAAGAATGGTGAAGAAAGATATCCAGATTTTAAATTGTATAAGATGATTGCACGAACAGTACATGCTCATGTTCCTGAAGCTCAATTATCAAAACCTATTTTCAAGAAATTTGTAGTTTCTGAAACAAATTTACGAGCAATGTACATTTAATAGTTTCTTTATACTTTTTTATATGTATACTTTTTTTCATCAAACCAACTTCCAATATTTAAAATTGTTTTACCATTTGTATAAAATCCATAACAAGAATCTACACTATTATTATAACAAGAAATATCTTTTTCTTTCTCTGTATAAGTACATTTTTTTCCAGGAACATGGTCTACTTTTCGTACTAACCAATCTTCATAGTAATGTCTACGTTCAGTTTTGATTGGTTTTTCAATTAAATGTGCATAAGAACCGCGTACAAACCAAAAATTATACCATATCCATCCTAATTTAGAACACGAATATCCAACTTTATCTATAATTGGAAAAATAGTAAATATTTCTTTTATTTTATCCAAATCTTTTAAAATAATATTGTATTTATCATTTTTATTATTACTATAATTATTATGACGTGTTACTCCTTTGGAATGAAAATAAAGAATAATATCATTACGTTGATAATGTTTTTGCGCTAATTCCCATACTTTTAAAATTCCACGATATTCATATTCATTCGTATAATAACATTCAATATGAATATTATAAGTTGGAAATAATAAAGCAGTTGATTGTCTTAAAAACTTTTCTTGTGATTTTAAAATAGTTGCGACAATATAAATAGGACACCCATAATTTATTATTGTTAATTGATTATACAACCAATCTAAATAATTTGAATTTACTAAACCATTAATATAATAAACAACATAAACATTATATTTTTCTACTTTATCTAATTCTACTTGTACTTTGTCAGAAACATAATGGGTATATTTTTTAATAATTTTCATATATTTATAATATACTATAAATATATGAATATAAAAACGGTAGTACTTTTATGTATATTGTATTCAATTGTACTTTTAAATATGACATGGGGTTGTTGTATTTCCCCTTCTATTGAAGCAATGCAAAATCCAAACTTAAAACAATTAATTAAAGCAAATATAAAAAACAAGAAAAACCCATATATATAATAAAACAACTAGCTAAAAAATAAGTGTAATATTTTACAAATAAAGTATTAAATGTTTCATTCAAACACATACGTTTTAATAGTAAAATACACATAGTTATGATGATAATATTAGGTATATAATGATTTGTATTTTCTACTTCAGTATTATCTGGATGTTTAGTACCAAACATAATATCACAAATATCTGGACCAAAATTGGTCATAGGATATTTATGATGTAACGAATGTACGTTATTTACTTTAAAATAACCATAATTAATATTATGTATAGTAGAATAAAATAAAGCAGAAAATAAAATTACCCATTTATCTAAAAAAATAGTTCCAAATAAATAATAAATAATTAAAAAAATAAAAGGTAACCCTAATTCTATAAAATATTGAATACCATGTGAAAAAAAGTTGTCATTTTCATGATGATATGTATGTGCTATTGTAAATAAAGTTGTGTATTTATGATTTTCTGTGTGTAAATAATAAGAATTAAAAAATAAAATAAAAAAAGTTAATATTCCTTTCCCATAATTGTTGGGTGCAATGCAAAACACGGCTATAAAAATAGCTAACCATGAAAATATATTGGTAATAATAGATTTACCAACTGTAACATTTTCCATTTTCTTAATTTTCTCTTCCAAATTTTTAATCTTATGTTCTAATTTTTTTATTTTATGTTCTGTTTTCATACACATATATAGTATTTATTTATGGCATAAACAAACTTATGCATAAATTTGATTTGTATTTATCAATTTAATCTGAAACGTATTTAAACAAATAATTACCAAACATTTTACAGCAATGAGTAACCATACATTAACCAATAGTTCAATTTGTTTATCATATTCATGATGACATGAATATACAATACCACATTTTTTAAAAAATTGGTAACGTTCTTCCGATGTATTTGTATTTAAATATTTTTGTTCTAATTGTGTTAATGGACATCCATGTAATACTACAATTGAAAATGCATCTAAAGATACAATGAATAGAGTACAACATAACTGAATAATATTAACATTAAACAATATAATAAATATGCCTGTTATCATAATGGCATAATGTAAAAAAGAATATACTAGTCCAATAAACTTATTAGATAATCCATTTTTTTGACAACAATCTATTATTGTATTTGTTAATGTTCGAATACAATTTTTTTTTAATTTCTTTG